CGGATCGCCCCGGCCAGAGCCGTGGCGTCCCGGACATCACCCCGGCGCTCCCCCTCTTCGCGCAGCTCCGTCGGTTCACCCTGGCCGTGCTCGGCGCGGCCGAGACCGCCGCCGACTTCGCGGGCATCCTTTACACCGACACCCCTGCCAGCGGCGAGGCCGAGAGCGTCGAGCCGATGGACACCATCGAACTTGAGGCCCGCTCGCTGCTCACGATGCCTGGCGGCTGGAAGATGGCGCAGGTTCAGGCGGAGCAGCCCGCCACGACCTACGCCGAGTTCAAGCGCGAGATCCTCAACGAGATCGCCCGCTGCCTGAACATGCCGTTCAACGTCGCGGCCTGCAACTCATCCGGGTACAACTACGCCAGCGGTCGCCTCGACCACCAGACCTACTTCAAGAGCATCCGTGTCGATCAGGACCAGCTGGCGTGCGCCGTGCTGGACCGACTTCTGCTGGCCTGGTTGCGCGAGGCGGTGCTGGTCTCCGATCTTCTTCCGCTCCGCGTTCGCACGCTCATCGCCAACGGCGATGCCCTCCCCCACCAGTGGTTCTGGGATGGCAATGAGCATGTGGACCCGGCCAAGGAAGCGACCGCGCAGCAGACGCGGCTCGCATCTCACACCACGACGCTGGCCAGCGAGTACGCCAAGCAGGGCCGCGACTGGGAATCCGAACTTCGGCAGCGGGCCAAAGAGGTCTCGCTGATGAAGGAACTCGGGCTCCAGCCCGAGCTGGCCCAGCCGCTCCAGCCCGCGGGCAAGGAGGACGGCAGTGGCGACTAAACGCATTCTCAACCTGTGCGCTCCCGTCGATGGCTGGCTCGAAGCGTCGGCCGACGGTGCCGCGCCCGCGGATGGCAAGCCCGTGCTGCGCCGTTTCGCCATGACGGCGTACACCGGTGGCCCCATGACGCTGGCGGGTTGGTCGCATCCCGTGGTCGTGGACCTCGCGGGGCTTCAGGTCTCCGCGAAAAGCCGCCCCATCCTCAAGGACCATAACCGCTCGCTCATCGTCGGGCACACCGAATCGGTCAGCGTGCAGGGTTCGCGGCTGCTGGTGTCGGGGGTGATCTCCGGCGCTGGCCCCGTCGCCCGTGAAATCGTGGACAGCAGCCGGAACGGGTTTCCCTGGCAGGCCTCGCTCGGCGCGGTCGCCAATCCCGGCGCGATGGAGTTCGTGGCCAAGGGCCGCACGGCGGCGGTCAACGGGCAGCAGTATGACGGGCCGGTTCACATCGCCCGCCGCAGCGCGCTGGGCGAGGTGAGCTTCGTGGCTCTCGGTGCAGACGACAATACGACCGCGAACGTCGCGGCGGCAGCGATCAAGGAGGACGACATGACGTTCGACCAGTGGCTTGCAGCAAAGGGCTTCGATCCCGCTTCCCTCAACGACACCCAGAAGGCCAGCCTCCAGGCGATGTTCGATGCCGCGACGCAGGAGCCCAAGCCCGGCGCGGTCACCGCAACGGCGACCGATGACGATCCCGGCTCCGGCGGCGACACGGATGTCGTCGCCCGCATCCGGGCCGAGACCGCCGCAGAGACCAAACGCATCGGCGAGGTCCGACGGGTCTGCGCGGTGGGCGGTGGCAGGCACACGGACCTCGAGGCCAAGGCAATCGCCGAGGGCTGGGACGTGACGAAGACCGAACTGGAGGTGCTCCGTGCCGATCGCCCGGTCTACACCGGGGTCCGCCGCGATGCGGACGCCACGCAGTCCGCCCGTGCGGTTGAGGCGGCGCTGTGCATCTCGGCGGGTCTGCCCGAGACGCAGGTCGGCAAGTGGTACGACGAGCGCACTATGAACGCTGCGCTCGCCCGCGACTTGCGGGGGGCCGGTCTGCACACTCTCCTGTATGAGACCATCCGAGCCGGCGGGGAGTACATCCGTCCCGGCCGCGTGGACAACGACACCATCAAGGCCGCTTTCTCTGCCGACCGTCGTCTCATCCAGGCGTCCGGCAGCGGCGGGAGCAGTTTCAGCACGATCTCCCTTTCGGGCATCCTCTCCAACGTCGCCAACAAAACCATGCTCGCCGCGTACACCGCCGTCGAGAGCGTGGTCGCCATGTTCTGCGCCGAGACGGACGTGAACGACTTCAAGGAAGTGACCCGCTATCGGCTGACCGGCACGGGCATCTTTGAGAAGGTCGGTCCCGATGGCGAACTCAAGCACGCGGGTCTGTCCGAGCAGGCGTACACGAACAAGGTCGAGACCTTCGGACGCATGATTGCCCTGACCCGGCAGATGATGATCAACGACGACCTGGGGGCCTTCCTCCAGATCCCTCGCATCATCGGCCGCATGTCCGCGCTCAAGCGCGAGGAAGCGGTGTTCGAGTTGCTTCTGTCGAACCCGGCCTCGTTCTTCAGCGTCGGCAACAAGAACTTCATCTCGGGCGCGGCCACCAACCTCAGCATCGACTCGCTCACGCAGGGCGAACAGTTGTTCCTCGACCAGACGGACACCGACGGCAAGCCCATCCTGCTCTCGCCCGCCGTGTTGCTGGTGCCGTCGGCCCTCAAGGTCACGGCCCAGGTGCTGATGACCGAGACGCGGATCAACGAGACCACGTCCACGGACAAGGGCAAGCCCGCCACCAACCCGCACGCGGGCAAGTGGAAGCCCGTCGCCACGCCCTATCTCAACTCGCAGGGCTTCAGCGGTTCCAGCGCCAAAGCGTGGTATCTCTTCGCCAACCCGGCGGACGTGGCCGCGCTTGAGATCGCGTACCTGCGCGGCAAGCGGACCCCGACCATTGAGAGCGGGGACACAGATTTCAACACGCTCGGCATGCAGTGGCGCGGCTACTTCGACTTCGGTGTGGCCATGCAGGATTCGCGTGCGGCGATCAAGAGCAAGGGTGAGGTCTGAGTGTGTCGGGTGATTCCCAGGCGGCAAGCGGCGTCGAAGAAGAGTCCGGGATCGACCCCGGCAACGGAGATTCAGACATGGCGGCATACACAGTCAAGTTCGTTCACGAGGGCGCGGCGATCGACTACACCCCGGGTGCGGACGCGACCGCGGGCACCGTGGTGGTCCAGGCCGACCTCGTGGGTATCACGCGCGTCGATCTGAAGGCGGGCCAACTGGGGTCCCTCGCCGTCACCGGCGTGTTCGACTTCCCGAAGGCGGGCGGCGTCGGGAGCGCGATCCCGGTGGGCACGTTGACCTACTGGGACGCGACCAACACCGTCGCCACGAAGAACGCGGCCGCGGGCGTAAACAAACTCATCGGCAAAGCGGTCAAGACCACGGTGGATGCGGATGCCATTGTCCGCGTTCGCCTCCAGCAGTAAGGAGGCGGTGAGTGGCGGACCTGCTCGAACAAGGCGCGGCCTTTCTGGATGATCAGCGGCACCGGCACATGAGCCGGACCGTGATCTATCAGCGCGGGGCCGAGACGAAGGAGGTCTTGGCCACGATCGGGAAGACAGAGTTCGAGCAGGCCGACGACGCGGGCCTGATCCACCGCACGGAGTCGCGCGACTTCCTGATCCGGACTGCGGACCTCGACCTGGGCTCCGGTCCCATGCTCCCTCGGACAGGCGACCAGATCCGCGAGGCCGTCGGCGTGACGGTGCTCGTGTACGAGGTGAATGCACCGGGCGGACAACCGCCGTTCAGGTACAGCGACCCGTATCGCAAGGCACTGCGGATTCACACCAAGCACATCGATACGGAGTCATGAACATGGCTGGAGCCCACCCCTGAGCACGATCCTCGCCATCGCCGATGCCGTCGCCGCCCACGTCAACGCTGGCACCTTCAGCCAATCGGTGGCTGCGGTGCGGATGTTTCAACCTGCGTTCACGCTCGAGGACCTCAAGGAGCTCCGCGTGTCCGTGGTCCCCCGCACGACGGGAATCTCGACAGCGAGCCGGGACAGCAGCACGTTTGAGTGCGTGATCGACGTGGGCGTGCAGAAGAAGGTGGCGGATGAGTCGGAGATGGACGGCCTGCTTGACCTCGTCGAGGAACTCGCGGATCACATTCGGCTCAAGCGCCTTCCCGGCATGCCCGACGCCGCATGGGTTGGAATAACCCACGATCCCGTGGTGTCCAGCGAAGCCCTTGAACAACACCGTGCGTTCACGAGCGTTCTGAGTGTCACCTACCGAGTGCGGAGATAGCCCATGAGGAACCTCGTACTTCTCAAGGTGGAGTTGACGGACGAGTTCAAACCGCTCTCCGAGGACCGGCTCATCGCAACGTTTTCACTCGTTGCATCGGAGAAGAACACGGACGACGCGATCTTGTCGGACGGCAAGGGAGCGGAGATCGATCTGCCCGCGGGCATGCAGTTTCGGTTCGAGCGCGTGGACCTGTCTGAACTGGTCGTCAAGAGCAAGGTCGGTGAGGTGGTCTTTGTGGTCGGGCATACGGCCTGATCTGGCAGCTCAAGGAGTACGGCGATGGCAATCAAACTCGGCATGGAAGCCAAGCTGCTCTACAAAGTTGGCGGCCAAGGCGGCGGCGGGGCGTGGACGGCGCTGGGCAACACGCGCGATGTGACGCTCAACCTGGAGGCTGGCGAGGCGGACGTGACGACCCGCGCGAACGCGGGGTGGCGAGCCACGGTCGCCACGCTCAAGGAAGCCAGCGTCGAGTTCGAGATGGTGTGGGACACGGCCGATGCGGGATTCACCGCGATCAAGAACGCCTTCTTCGGTAACGACCCCATCGGCTTCCAGATCCTCGACGAGACCGCCGGTCAGGGCCTTCAGGCGGACTTCTCCATTACCAACTTCTCTCGGAACGAGGCGCTGGAAGAGGCCATCACGGTCTCCGTCACGGCGAAGGTCACCTACTCGATCACAGCACCATCGTGGATCGGCGGCTAAGCGGAGGCACGCATGCGGTCATTCAAAGACAACGCGGGCAGGCAGTGGTCGGTCGAGATCAACGTGGCCGCGCTCAAGCGCGTCCGCGGGCTCACCGGCACGGACCTGATGCAGGTCATCGAAGGGACACTGATCGAGAAGTTGATCCGCGACCCCGTCCTGTTGTGCGACGTGGTCTACGCCCTCTGCAAGCCCGAGGCTGACACACGCAGTGTCTCCGACGAGGACTTCGGCAAGGCGATGGCGGGTGACGCCATCGAAGCCGCGACTACGGCGGTGCTGGAGGAACTCGTGGGTTTCTGCCCGAGCCCGAGGGACCGGGCCAACCTCGGGCGGGTGCTCCAGGCCACGACAAAGGTGATGGAACGGGCGCGGGATCTGGTGGAGAAGAAGCTGGACAGCGGGGAACTGGATCGGCTCGCGGATCAGTTGCTGGAGACTGCTGGCGCCTCATCTATCAGTGCGCCGGAGCCCTCGGCATCGACCCGGGACCCCTGACCCTCCGCGAGCTGGTGGCCATGCTCGACGGCAGGCAGCGCCACGACTGGTCGATCGCGGCCACGGTCATGTCCGTGCTGGCCAACATCCACCGTGATCCGAAGCGGTCCCGGCAGATGAAGCCCAGCGACTTCGACCCCTTCGCAAAGCAATCCCGGCCCGTCAAGGTTGACGTGTCGGTCCTCAAAGACGTGTTCATCGATCGGCGAGTGCCGCCGGTCGTGAAGGAAGCCCGGTGATGATCACCATGCGGATTAAGGACATGTTCTTCGACCGTGCCACGGTGGTCCGCGCCGTTGATGGGGCCAAGCGCAAGGTGCTCAGCAAGGCCGGCGCGTTTATCCGCACCGCCGCGCGGACGAGCATCCGCAAGCGCAAGGCGTCCGCTCCAGCGGGCAAGCCCCCGCACTCGCACGAGGGGAGTCTGCGGAGGTTGATCCTCTTTGGGTACGACCGGGCCGCCGACTCGGTGGTCGTCGGCCCCGTGGGGTTCAAAAAGAGCGTCGCCCCCAACGTGCTGGAGTACGGCGGCGAAACCGTCGTGCTCTCGCGGCGCGGCGGACGGCTGACATCGCGGAAGGTCAAGGTCGCCCCCCGGCCCTACATGGCCCCAGCGCTGGAGAAGGAGCGGCCCAAGCTGCCGTTGTTGTGGCGGAACTCGATCAGGAAAGGTGCTTGATAGGAGACGTTCTTGGCGGACACGAAGGGCATCCGGGCTGGACGGGCGTTCGTCGAACTCGGCGTGAGCGACA